TTGTTAAGTGCTGCGAAAGCTGCTGTCTTGTTGATTGCAATAGTCATGAGATTCTCCAAAGGGTTTCGGGTCACTGTGACCCGTATCGGTCAGAGGCCAATCCCCTAACCGATGCCTCTATTATCCCACGAGGGGTATTTCGGGTTACGTTTCAGAGGAGAATTGCGTACTTTATGACCCCACCGTACCCCCATGACCCCTTTTTGACGTGGCGTGACCATGCCGCCATAAACACTGTTTCTCACCCGCAAATCCATTTTTTGTAATTCTTTAGCAAACACTGCCCCACCCCAAAAATTTTATAAAAAATTTCAATAATCTTGTGTCCAATGTTGTACACTGTGGTCGGTGTCGGTAGTGTAGTGGTAGCACGGCGGATTGTGACCCCGCCAGCGAGAGTTCGATTCTCCCCTTCACCCCAAATTTTCCCAGTAGCGCCCATAAAAAAATCCCCGGGGTTGCCCGCCGGGGATTAAAGAGACAGCGAACCATCCCAAGGAGAAGCAACAAGACCTTGCGGTGTCACTCACAAGTAGTATATACTTTGTTCAACGAGGAAGCAAGTGCATCGTCAGCACCAACCTACGCAAATGTTAGAACACTTACTTGACGGCGAATTTGAACCAGCAGTGGAAGACGCTCCATGGGCCGCGCCATTGCCGATTGAAAAGTCTAATCCAGTCGATACGATTGATGCGCAAGCCAAAACAGTTGAGTGGCTTAAGACCATGGGCTTAGACGATGAAGAGATCGAAACCCGGGCAGACGCTCAAGCAGCGCGAAAGTCTTTTGCATCGCTGGTAACAGGGCAGTCGATGGCCAATACACAAGCCGCACTTACACAAATCACAACCCCCGCAGCCGTCCAGCATTTGGTGGGCATGCTTACTGCGTATGACTGGCAGTTTATGGAGCAGGCCAAGGAGCTGCGGGGGTATGCTGTGGCCAAGATATTGGAAGAGACAAAACACCCCGACGCCAAGGTGCGCCTCAAAGCGCTTGATATGCTGGGCAAGGTGACAGAGGTTGCGTTGTTCACTGAGCGCATTACAGTCAAGAAAGAGGAAGTCTCGGACTTGGAGCTGGAGCAGCGCATCAAAGATAAGCTAAACCGGTTTATGCAGGTGGTTGATGTGGTGGATGTTTCTGAAGCGAGTCAAGTAAATGAATCTTGACCAGATTACTACGCTATCTGTGCTGGAGATGCAGGCGCTGATGAAAGCGCTGCCGCACATGTCCAAACAAGAAAAGGTTGAACTGTTTGCCGATCTTGAACTTCGAGAGTCCCGCGCCAGCCTACAAGCGGCCAAGCACAATATGCTTGGGTTTGCTACGGCAGTCTATCCGGGGTTCAAGATCGGCCCCCACCACAAGAAGCTGGCAAAGATTTTTACGGACGTGATTGAGGGGCGCAAGAAACGCGTCATCATTAACATTGCTCCGCGTATGGGTAAATCTGAGTTTTCGTCATACCTATTCCCCGCTTACTTCCTTGGCAAGTACCCGAACAAAAAAATTATCATGGGTACGCACACAGCGGGTCTGTCAGAAGATTTTGGACGTCGTGTTCGTAACTTGATTGAAACGGAGGAGTATCATGAAGTTTTTCCCCAAACGCTTGTCGCAGACGATCAAAAGGCTGCAGGAAAATGGTCTACCTCCGCAGGTGGTCAGTATTATGCGGCGGGTGTGGGCGGCGCTCTTGCTGGCCGTGGTGCCGATTTGTTTGTTATTGATGACCCTCACTCTGAACAAGATGTAAAGGCCAACAGCCGTTTAGCGTTCGATACTGCGTGGTCGTGGTTCCAAACTGGTCCGCTTCAGCGTTTGATGCCGGGCGGAGCAATTATTGTCATCATGACGCGCTGGTCGATGCTGGACCTGACGGGGCGTTTGCTCGACTACCAGACCAAGAACCCTGACTCCATACCGTGGGAGATCGTGGAGCTGCCCGCTATTTTGAACGAGAACACCGAGAACGAGAAGTCGCTGTGGCCAGAGCAGTGGTCGCTCGAGTCGCTCAAGGCAACGAAGGCCAGTATTGAGCCGAGGTATTGGAACGCGCAGTACATGCAGCAGCCCACATCGGAGACCAGCGCGATCGTCTCACGCAAGATGTGGCGTATATGGCAACCAGACGATCCTCCGACATGCGACTACATTATTCAGTCTTGGGATACGGCCTTTGAAGTTAAGAACAACTCCGACTATTCTGCGTGCACAACGTGGGGCGTGTTCTACAACGAGGAAGAAGGCGACAAGCCGCAGATCATTCTCTTGGATGCGTTCAAGGATCGGATGACGTTTCCTGAACTGAAATCCACGGCGCTCAAGCACTACAAGGAGTGGACGCCCGATGCGTTTATTGTGGAAAAGAAAGCGTCTGGAGCGCCGCTGATACAAGAACTGCGGGCTATGGGCATACCGGTGCAAGAAACAAACCCTAGCCGTGGCAACGACAAGATGGTACGATTAAACGCGGTGGCCGATATGTTTGCCTCTGGCATGGTGTGGGCACCAGATACGCGTTGGGCGCGAGAAGTGATTGAAGAGATGGCATCGTTCCCTGTTGGGGAGCATGATGACTATGTGGATACAACAACTCAGGCGCTGCTGAGATTCCGCCAAGGCGGCTTCATTGCGCTGGACTCGGATGAAAAAGACGATTTACACAGCTATGGCCGCAAAGCGGCCTACTATTAAGGACTACTGAACTATGGCCACCAACATTGACAAAGCGCTGTACCAAGCTCCCGCAGGTATGGACCAAGCTGCTGACGGCGAAGAGCCGATTGAAATTGAGATTGTTGACCCCGAAGCAGTAAAAATCGGTATTGACGGCATGGAGATTGAGATCACTCCGGGCGAAGAGTCTGCCGAAGATTTTGATGCCAACTTGGCCGAATACATGGACGACAGCGCGCTGGCGTCTTTGGGCGGCGATCTGGCAGGAGAGATTGACCAAGACAAGAACAGCCGCAAGGACTGGGAGAAAGCCTACACAGAAGGTCTTAAGCTCTTGGGTCTACAGATGGAGGAGCGCACAGAGCCTTGGAACGGGGCGTCGGGCGTGTTCCATCCAATGATTACAGAAGCCGTGGTGCGGTTCCAATCAGAAACAATCACAGAGACGTTCCCTGCACAGGGGCCTGTGCGCACCAAAATCATGGGCAAAGAAACTCCAGCCAAGCAGCAAGCTGCGGTTCGGGTTGAGAACGACATGAACTACCAGCTCACAGAAAAGATGGTTGAGTTCCGCCCAGAGCATGAGCGCATGCTGTGGAGCCTACCGGCCACGGGCTCGGCGTTTAAGAAGGTGTACTACGACCCGTCACTTGGGAGACAGGTGTCCATATTTATCCCTGCAGAAGACATGCTCTTGCCATATGGCTGCTCGGACATCCAGAGTTGCTACCGCGTCACGCACGTCATGCGCAAGACCAAGAACGAGCTGATTAAGTTGCAGCAGGCAGGGTTCTACCGCGATGTGGAGTTTGGTGAGCCAGACAAAACTACAGGCGACATTCAAAAAGCCAAGGACAAAGAGACCGGGTTCAGCGATTTGAACGACGACCGCTTTACTTTGCTTGAGTGCCATGTTGACTTGGATATTAAAGGATACGAAGACACGGATGACGATGGCGAGCCTACTGGGATTGCGCTGCCATACGTAGTTACCCTTATCAAAGGGACAAACACCGTCCTGTCCGTGCGCCGTAACTGGGAAGAGGACGATGAGCTCAAACTCAAGCGCCAGCACTTTGTGCACTACCAGTACATCCCCGGCTTTGGTGCGTATGGGTTTGGGTTGTTCCACCTGATCGGTGGGTTTGCCAAATCAGCAACCAGCATCATGCGCCAGTTGATTGATGCGGGCACACTGTCAAACCTGCCCGGTGGCTTAAAGTCCCGTGGCCTGCGTATCAAGGGCGACGACACCCCCATCGCTCCGGGCGAGTTCCGTGACGTAGATGTTGCTTCGGGCAGCATCCGCGACAGTATTTTGCCGCTGCCGTACAAAGAGCCATCTGCGGTGCTGTCCAGTTTGCTGGACAAAATTGTGGAGGAAGGCCGCAGGTTCGCCGCTACGGCAGACATGCAGGTGAGCGATATGTCGGCGCAGGCCCCAGTGGGCACCACGCTGGCTCTGCTTGAGCGCCAGCTCAAAGTAATGACGGCTGTGCAGGCGCGTGTGCACTTTGCTCTGAAACAAGAGCTGCAGCTCTTGCGCGACATCATCCGTGACTACACGGATGACACTTACACCTACGACCCAGAAGGCTCAGAAGGTCCCCGCGCCAAGAAGGCTGACTACGGCATGGTGGCGGTCATCCCTGTGAGCGACCCCAACGCGGCCACAATGAGCCAGCGGGTTGTGCAGTACCAAGCGGTTATTCAGATGGCCCAGATGGCCCCAGACATTTATGACCTGCCGCAGTTGCACCGCAACATGTTAGAGGTGCTGGGCATTAAAAATGCCGACAAGCTTGTGCCCCTGCCTGACGATCAAAAGCCCAAAGACCCCGTGGCCGAGAACATGGCAGTGCTCAAGGCCGAGCCAGTTAAAGCGTTTGAGCAGCAGGATCACGCAGCGCATATTGCTGTGCACACATCCATGATGCAGGACCCGACCGTGATGCAGTTAATTGGGCAAAACCCCAAGGCTCCGCAGATTCAAGCGGCCCTGACTGCGCACATTGCAGAGCACGTAGGGTTCCAGTACAAGCTAGGCATTGAGAAACAGCTTGGCATGTCGATCCCCAAAGAAGAGGAAGTGCTGCCAACAGAAATTGCAAACGCTATGGCAGGCATGATGGCGCAAGCAGCGCAGCAGATGCAGCAGCAAAACCAAGCGCAAGCCGCACAACAGCAAGCGCAACAACAGCAGCAAGACCCACTGATCCAGATGCAGCAGCAAGAGTTGCAGATCAAACAGGCCGAGGTGCAGGTTAAGCAGCAAGAAGCGCAAGTCAGAGCGCAGGAAATGCAGGCCAAGATGCAGATGGAGCAGCAGCGCTTCCAACTTGAGGCGCAAAAAGCGCAGCAAGACTTCCAATTGAAACAACAAGCCGCGCAGCTTGATGCACAGCGTTTGATTGCGGACAACACAGCCAAATCGGACAAGATGGAGCTGGAGCAGGAAAAACTGCGCAGCTCTATGCAGCTTGATGGCATGAAAATGGGCGCGCAGATCAACCAAAGCAAGGCCCAAATGGAGGCCGACCAACACCGAGAGGGTGTAAAAATGGGCATTGATATTGCCAAAGCACAACAGCAATCCAACACAACGAAGGGTAAAACAACCAAATGATCCAAGATTTCGCACGCGTATTGCGCGAACAAATACGCAAAGACATGAACAACTACGCCGATGACTTGGCAGGCGGAGCATGTCGCTCATTTGACGAGTATCAAAAACTCTGCGGGACCATTCAGGGTCTGGCTCTTGCAGAGCGTTATGTTATCGACCTTGCAGAGAAAGTGAAAAACGCAGATGAGTGAAATTGACTTGAGCCCCGGCTCTTTTGCCTTACCCGAGACTATTCTTGCCACGGATGCACCGACCCCCGATGCACCTGCAGAAGAAAAGGCTCGACAATTACCCGACCCAGCGGGCTACAAACTGCTGTGTGCGGTGCCTGACGTCGAAGAAAAAATTGAAGGATCAATCCTGTACAAACCAGTTGAGTCTATGCGACAAGAAGAGCACGCCACCACGGTGTTGTTTGTCATGAAGCACGGTCCTGATGCGTACAAGGACAAAGCCAAATTCCCAACAGGCCCTTGGTGTAAACCCGGAGACTTTATTTTGGTGCGTACATATTCAGGTACACGCGTCAAGATTTTTGGGAAAGAGTTCCGTCTCATCAACGACGACCAAGTTGATGCTGTTGTGCAAGACCCACGCGGAATTACCCGCGCATAAGGAGTAGAGATGCCAGAAGCATTTAAGTTTCCAGACGAACTGGAAGAAGAAAGCTCGTCCGCAGCGCCGGACACTGAGCTTGACATTGAGATTGAGGTCATTGACGACACACCAGAGCGTGACCGTGGCCGCAAACCACTGGATCGGGAAGTGTTGGACCCCACCGATGACGAAATTGAGAACTACTCTGAGGGCGTGCAAAAGCGCATCAAAGAACTGACTCATGCAAGGCACGACGAGCGCCGCGTCAAAGAAGCTACCATGCGCGAAAAGCAAGAGCTTGAGCGTATGACACAGCATTTGTTGGCAGAAAACAACAAACTCAAGCAGTACGTCAATAATGGTGAGCAGCAGTACGCTGTAACAGTCCAAAATGCGACGGAAGCGGAGCTTGTTATGGCTCGGCGCAAGCTGAAAGAAGCCCACGAAGCGTTTGATACCGATGCAATCATTGCTGCGCAAGAAGAATTGGCTGATGCCAAGATGCGCGCAACGGCTGCAAAAAATTTCCGGCCAACTCCTTTACAGATTGAACCGGACGTGGTACAAACACGTCAACAAGTACCCGCACAGAACCAACCGGACGACAAAACCCTGCGCTGGCAGGCAAAAAACCAGTGGTTTGGCTCTCCCGGGTACGAAGAACTCACCAGCTTTTCACTAGGGCTGCACCAAAAACTAGTAAATTCGGGAATTGACCCCCGCTCTGACGAATATTTCGAGCGAATTGACGCTCGCATGAAAACCACGTTCCCCGAAGTTTTCGGTGAACAAAACAGGCAAAGGTCTGGCGATGGCTCCAAGAAGCCTTCAACGGTGGTTGCTTCTGCGACTCGTTCGACAGGAGCAAAAAAGGTCCAACTGAGCCCAACGCAAGTTTCGTTGGCAAAAAAGTTTGGCTTGACACCGCAGCAATATGCTGCTGAATTGGTAAAAATGGAGAAATCAAATGGCTGAAACCCGTACCCCCCGTGACTTAGTTTCACGCGATAAATCTGCTCGTGCTGTATACGTACCGCCGACATCACTGCCTGATCCGACACCGGAACCGGGGTATACCTACCGTTGGGTAGCTACTCATGTTTTGGGACAAGCCGAAACCCGCAACGTATCTACCAAGATGCGCGAGGGCTGGGAGCCGGTAAAAGCAGTGGACCATCCAGAACTGCAACTGTACGGTAATTCCGCTACAGGCAACGTCGAAATTGGTGGGCTCATGCTGTGCAAGTGCTCAACTGAAAAGATGCGTGCCCGTGATGAGTATTACAGCGCACAGGCGCAGACCCAGATGGACTCAGTGGACAACCACTTTATGCGAAACAACGACCCTCGTATGCCGCTGTTCTCTGACCGAAAGTCATCGACCAGTCGCGGACAAGGATTTGGTTCTGGTTCAAAATAATTTTAGGAGCCCTAAATGGCATCTACCGCAACGCCCTACGGCTTTCGTGCCGTAAACGAGTTGGGCGGTCTACCTTATTCTGGTAGCACCCGACAATTTCTCATTAACCCTGCCGGTTACAACACGAACATCTTCAACGGTTCGCTCGTGTATGTGAACGCCTCCGGCTACCTGCAAATCGCTACCTCCACTGGTGCTGATGCAACTACCAACGGTTTCCCCACTGGTACTGCAAACACTGGTTGTATCGGCGTGTTTGTTGGCTGCTCGTATGTGAACGCGCAAGGCCAAGTGATCTATGCTCAGTATTACCCAGCTAACACTGTGGCACCTACTGGTACAGCCATCACTGCCTACGTGATCGACGACGACCGTGCTGTGTTCCAAGTCCAAGCTGCTGGTTCTATGACCATCGCTGACGTGGGCGCTAACGTGTATTTGAACGCTGTGCAGTCTACCTCCACTGGTAGCACCACCACTGGCAACTCAACTACTTCCGTGAACCCTACTACTGTTACTACTACCGCCGCTTTCCGCGTTGTTGGTTTTGTGAACATGCAAGGTTTCTCGGTGCCCGGCGACGCATACACTGACATTCTGGTGAAGTTCAACCCCGGATACCATTCTTACAGCAACGCTGTTGGTCTGTAATAGGAGCTAAATCATGGCTATTTCACGCGCACAACTGCTCAAAGAATTGCTTCCCGGTCTGAACGCTTTGTTCGGCATGGAGTACGCACGCTACGGCGAAGAGCACAAAGAGTTCTACGAAACAGAGAAATCTGAGCGTAGCTTTGAAGAAGAAACCAAGCTGGCCGGTTTTGGCGCTGCTCCGGTCAAGAATGAAGGTTCTGCCATTGCTTATGACAATGCGCAAGAGGCTTTCACTGCCCGTTACAGCCACGAGACCATTGCCTTGGGCTTCTCCATCACTGAAGAAGCAGTCGAAGACAACTTGTACGACAGCCTGTCTGCTCGTTACACCAAGTCTTTGGCTCGCGCAATGGCTTACACCAAGCAAGTTAAAGCTGCAGCCGTACCAAACAACGGTTTCAACCAAAACTACTTGGGTGGCGACGGTGTGTCTTTGTTCGGTGTTAACTCCAGCGGTACTCGCGTCGGTCACCCACTCATCAACGGTGGCGTGAACTACAACAGCCCAAGCACCATGGTTGATTTGAACGAAACTTCGTTGGAAAACGCTGTTATTCAAATTGCCGCTTGGACTGACGAACGCGGTCTGTTGATTGCTGCTCAGCCACGCAAACTGATTATCCCTCCAGCACTGCAATTCGTTGCAACCCGCTTGTTGGAAACCAGCCTGCGTATCGGCACAAACAACAACGACATCAACGCGCTCAAGAACAACGGTTCTATCCCTGAAGGTTATGCCGTTAACCACTACTTGACTGACATCAACGCATGGTTCTTGACTACTGATGTGCCTAACGGTTTGAAGCACTTTGAGCGTTCGCCTTTGGTTAATTCCATGGACGGCGACTTTGATACTGGCAACGTCCGTTACAAGGCCCGCGAGCGTTATTCGTTCGGTTGGTCTGACCCATTGGGTATGTGGGGCAGCTCCGGCTCGTTCTAATAAATATTTTTTCGAAAATATTGAAAGGGGCCTTGTGCCCCTTTTTCTTTTGCTGTATATTGCAAGCATCTGGGTGATTGCTCTTGCCACTACTGCCCCAGCAGACGATGCAACGATCGGCAAGAGTTCTTTTGCATAAGGAGTTCCAATATGGGACGCGCAACATTTGAAGGCCCAATTCTTTCGGGCGACAGTCGTTTTGGTCCACTGCGCAACGTCGGTTATGCTGACCTTGCTCAATCCACAACCATTGTTTTGACTAACGTGACCAACGCTACTGCCGGTTATGGCGGTACTTCTGGCCAATTTGTTAATGGTAACGGTATTCCTAACACTAACGCTGTGGTTTATACCCCATCGTCTTCTGTGTACCCTCCAGTTGCCGCAACAATCACTGCGGATGCAGGCACAAGCGGTACTGGTACTTTGTACCGTGGTATTGTTTTCTATCTGCCTTACGGCTCCGATATTAACGACTTTCTCATTGACACCAACGTGGCAATCACTGCTACTGGCGGCACTTTGGGCACTGTGACTGCAAGCATCGGTAACGGTTTTAACACCACTACTTACGGTAGCATTACCACTGTGAACGCGGCTGCTGCACGCAATACCGTTGCTCAAACCGGCGCTCAGTTGCTGTCTTGCAACTCTACTACTGGCGATATCACAATCTCCAACCCTCCCGGCACAGGCCCATATTCCAGCTTGATGTCTCAAGTTGTGGTGACTTTCACCATTCCTTATACTGCTGGTACAGGCACCACACTGCCCGTTATCACTGCTGGTACTTTGACTGCTGCAGTTCGTTACACTCAGTTGGATGCCAACATCGGTAACAGCACAACTTACCCATACGGTAACTTTGACTAATTAACTCCGGGGGCTTCGGCCCCCGTTTTACAAGGAGATTAGTTATGACAATGCAGTATGACGTAAAAAGCTCGCACCTTAGTGGTTCGGGCATTATGGTTTCTGGCCGTACACGTCTTAAAAATCTAATTTATCTTGGCACCGGTACTGCCGGTAGCGTAGATGTTTTTGACACAGTTACTGCGCCTGTATCGGCCACGTATGCGCGTTCAGGAACTCTTGTTACCGTAACAAAAACGGGGCACGGATTAACATCAGGCCAAACACTGGGCATAACTTTTGCAGCAGTTTCTAACGTATCTGCTACGGCAGGCAATTACGTTATTACGGTGCTTGACGCCAACAGTTTTACACTTACGGACAACAACACTGGAACTATTGCTTCAGGCACAGCTTGTGTTTATTCAACTGGCCCGTTTCTTACCAGCTACAATACCGGTACGGCAGTTCAGCCTTTCCAAGTGATTTTTTCCGGGGAAGGTATTCTGGCGCAAACTGGCGTGTACGTTGTTGTAACCAACATTGCCTTTCAAAGTGTCATGTATGGCTAAAGCAGCACCAAAGAAAAAAGGCCCCTCATTGGCTGTTGGCCGTGGGGAAAAGTTGCCTGTTTCTAAAGGTGCTGGTTTGACTGCAAAAGGTCGGGCCAAGTACAACGCTGAAACAGGCAGTCATTTAAAAGCCCCGCAGCCTCAAGGTGGCAAGCGTAAAGATTCGTTCTGTGCCCGAATGTCGGGCATGCCCGGACCAATGAAGGACGAAAACGGTAAGCCCACCCGCAAAGCTGCTTCTCTTGCAAGATGGAAGTGCTGATATGACCGTACATACAGAAACAGCAAAATACGTGGTTGACGGTGTGTCAGTCATCACCGTAATAGGGACATTGGCAGACATGCTTCCATCAGTCGCAGCAGTATTTACGATTGTGTGGACAGCTATCCGCATTTGGGAAACCGCCACAGTTCAAAACTGGGTTAAAAAATTGCGAGGCAAAAATGCCATCGACAAGCAAGAAACAACATAATTTCATGGAAGCGATAGCGCACTCGCCATCGTTTGCCAAGAAAGCAGGAGTCCCGCAGTCTGTGGGCAAAGACTTTTCAAACGCGGACAAGGGCCGCAAATTTTCTAAAGGTGGTGATATGAAATCTATGAAACCAGCAATGCCTGCCAAAATGGCCAAAGGCGGCTCCGCAATGTCCCCCAAAATGGGCGCAGTTAAGACTGCAGCCCCAAGCCGTGACGGTATTGCATCCAAGGGTAAAACCAAAGGCACAATGATCGTCATGAAGGGCGACAAGGGTCTTAAGTAAGGAGCACACCATGGCAAAATTTAAAGCTGAACCCACTACCGAACCACGTCACATTGTTGAAGACACTGCAAAGCGTTTTGGTGGCGATGGCCACAAGCCTGCTTTTGAGGACTACAAAAAGCACGCAGCAGGTCATCAACTTGAGCACGAGCGTGTCAAGGCCATGTGTGGCGGCGGCATGAGCGGCAAGAAGTAAATCATGATGGCAAGCCGGGGGATGGGGGCCATCTCCCCCAGCAAAATGCCCAAGGGTAAAAAGATCGAACGCAAGGACGATCCAAATACCGTGGATATGTATGCCGAAGGCGGGCACGTGAATGCTGCGGGCAACTACACCAAGCCCAGTCTGCGTAAGCGGATTGTGAGCCAAGTAAAAGCCGCAGCCACGCAAGGCACTGGTGCAGGCCAGTGGTCCGCCCGTAAAGCGCAGCTTGTGGCAAAGAAGTACAAAGCCGCAGGCGGTGGGTACAGAGGTTGAGATGAAAGCACCGCAGCAGTCCCTGAAGGATTGGGGTGACCAGAAATGGCGCACCAAGTCTGGCAAACCGTCAAGCAAGACGGGGGAGCGGTATTTGCCTGAGAAAGCAATCAAGTCTTTGAGCGCTGCTGAATACGCAGCTACCACCAAAGCAAAGCGGGCCGGTAAAGCGGCTGGTAAACAGTTTGTGGCCCAGCCCAAAGCTGTTGCAAAGAAAACAGCACGTTTTAGATAAAAGGAACCATCATGGCATTTCCACCGTATTCATCGCCCTTTGGTGGCCCTACCGGCACCGCTGCTGCACAGCAAATGCAGCAACCTAGTCTGCAACAGCAATCATTTGGCCAACAGCCGTTTGGCCCACAGCAAGGTGGCTTTGGTGGCTTTGGCGGTGGCTTTAACCAGTTCCAACCTCAGATGCAAAGCCCCTACGGCCCACAACAAGGCGGCTTTGGCGGGTACGGCGGTCAGCAGGGCGGCTTTGGCGGGTACGGCGGTCAGCAGGGCTACGGCGGGGGCTTTGGAGGGCAGCAAGGCTATGGTGGGGGCTTTGGTGGGCAGCAGGGTTATGGTGGTGGCTTCGGTCAACAGCAAGGCTATGGCGGCGGCTTTGGCGGGCAGCAAGGTTATGGTCAACAAGGCGGCTTTGGTGGCTTTGGTGGCTTTGGTGGCTTTGGTGGCGGTTTTGGCCAACAGCAAGGCTATGGCGGCGGATTTAATCCGTACCAACAGCAGATGCAAAGCCCTTACGGCCCACAACAAGGCGGCATGATGGGCGGCTTTGGCGGTCCTCAGATGCAGAGTCCTTACGGCCCGCAACAAGGCGGCATGGGGGGGTACGGTCGTTCCGATGGGTATGACCAACGCGCTATTGATGCTCACCCACAAGAGTTTCAGGCAATGCTAAAAGAAAGAGACGCACAACTTGGCCGTATGGGCGCATCGGCGCAGCAAATGACGATGGACATGCCCCAGCCCCCCAACTCTGGTTTTATGAATGATTATGTGTCTAGGTTTCAAGGCCAACTGGGGCAATCCGGCGGGCAAAATTTGCAATCTAAACAAAATGCTGCGGATACTATGGCAGGGTTTTTTAACGATCAAAAAGGAAAAATTGGCAGTATACAAATGGCCCCACCACAACAACAACAGGCAATGACGATGGACATGCCCCAGAACTACGGCTCCCGCATG